TACTCGTACGTATACAAGAAAGAAATCCTTCCATCAATGCGTTCTCTTCAATTTGCTGGTAAACCTATTGAAGTCAATAACGCTCGTCTTTTCAATTGTTCCTATCTTCACATTGACGATTATAGGGCATTTAATGAGACTATGTTCCTCCTTCTTTCGGGTACTGGAGTCGGCTACAGTGTCAGCCGTAATCACATTGATAGACTGCCTGCCATCCTCAAGCCCAAGAAACACAGGAGATTCTTAGTCCCTGATAACATCGAAGGATGGGCTGATGCCGTAAAGGTATTGATGAAGTCGTATTTTGGTCTCAGCACTTGGAAACCAACCTTTGACTTCCGTTCTATCAGAGCAAAGGGAGAGATACTGATTACAAGTGGTGGAGTAGCACCAGGACCAGAGCCTTTGAAGATTTGTTTATTGCAAATCGAATCTATTCTTAATCGTAAACAAGACGGTGAGAAGTTGACATCACTAGAATGCCACGATATCTTATGTCACATTGCAAATGCAGTATTGGCTGGTGGTATCCGCAGGTCTGCAATGATTGCTCTGTTCGATTACGATGATGAAGATATGTTGACTTGTAAGTTCGGTAAGTGGTATGAAACAAATCCTCAGCGTGGTCGTGCGAATAATAGTGCGAAGTTGCTCCGTGGTAAGATTGATAAGAGTCAATTCTTGGACTTGTGGAAGAAAGTTGAAGCAAGTAATTCAGGTGAGCCTGGCTTCTTCTTCACAAACGATTTGGAACTTGGAACCAATCCTTGCGCTGAAATTAGTTTGAACTCATTCCAATTCTGTAATCTAGTGGAGATTAATGCATCTGACTTGAAAGATCAGCACGATTTCGAGGAGAGAACAGCTGCTGCTGCCTTTATCGGAACATTGCAAGCATCTTACACTGATTTTCATTATCTGAGACCCGAGTGGAAAGAAGTAACCGAAAGAGAAGCTCTATTGGGAATCGGTATGACTGGTGTTGCATCGGGTGCAGTTCTTAATTTGGATATGCCCGAGGCTGCTGAAGTTGCTTACAGAGTCAATAGAAGTACTGCCGATGAGATTGGAATCAATTCTTCTGCTCGTATCACCACAATCAAACCATCAGGAACTTCATCAATCGTTTTGGGATGCTCATCTGGTGTTCACCCTTGGCACTCAGAATACTACATTCGCAGAATGAAAGTAGGCAAGAGTGAGGCACTTTACACTTACTTGCTAATCAATCACCCTGAGTTGTTGGAGGATAGCATCTACACTTCTGCTGAGGCTTATGTATGTGTTCCAATCGCTGCTCCCAAAGGTTCGATTACTCGTCACTCTGAGAGCGCAATTCAGTTCTTGGAAAGGGTGAAGTTGCTCCACGAGAAATGGATTAAACCTGGGCACGTCTATGGTGAGAATACACACAACGTTTCAGCCAGTGTGACAATGAAACCAAATGAATGGGGAATTGTTGGAGAATGGTTGTGGGAGAATCAGAATCACTACAATGGTCTGTCCTTTATGCCACAGGATTTAGGTTCGTACAAACAGACTCCTTTCGAGGATACTGACGAGGCTACATACCTAGAGATGTCAAAGGGTTTGAGTAAGATTAATGTCGCAAATATTGTAGAAATTAACGACAACACAAACCTAATGGGAGAACAGGCATGCTCAGGCGGGGCCTGTGAAATTTCTTAATGTAATTCGATAATTACCCGAATAAACCCACATTATTTAACAGTAGTGTGGGTTTTTTATTTGAATGAAGCTCATTATTGAGCTAGAAATTAACCTATAAGTTTATAATATGCACCCTATAGTAAACCTATAAGTTTAAACCTTACCTTTGTGATATGAAACATTTATTAATTATCGCAACGTGCATTACGCTATTCTCATGCGGGTCTCCGAAGAAGAGATACGACAAACTGATACGCAAATATCCGCATTTAGTCGAAACTGATACGGTAATCGTAAAAGATACCATCATCAGAGAAGTTAAAGTACCAGTACCTGAGTACAAAGATTCATTTATTATTCAGCACGACACAGTAATTGAGACAGAGAAATTAATCATCGAAAGAAGGGGTGACTTCTTCGGCATTACCGTTAAACCCGATACACTAACCTTTCGCGATACTATTCCATATGAAGTAAAAGTACCAGGTCGAATTGCTTACATTGACAAGATCAACTGGTGGTATTTGGTTATTTCATTTTTAATTGGTATTATTGCAACCATATTCATAAAGAAATGAAATCAACAAAGCAAGATATAGTGTTGAGCTATATTAAACAGTTCCCAGACTTGCCGAATAGAACATTAGCAAGTATGATTTTCACAAGGGAAGAAGGATTATTTTCCGATGTAGAAACAGCCAGAGCATTGATTAGGTATTACAAAGGCGCATCGGGAGAACGAGCAAAACAAAACGCCATCGGAGGTGGTCACATTGAAGAAGCAACCCACGGAACTGTGAAAGAGGGATTAGCCAAATTGAATATCATTTCAAAGGCTGAGAACATGGAACCTGTAAATTTGGGAAAAGGTAAGTATCTTATCCTATCTGACATTCACTTACCCTTCCACGACGAAGATGCTCTTGCTGCTGCGTTAGAGTATGGAGTTAGTCATGAAGTAGATACTATTATTCTTAATGGTGACATCTTGGATTGTTACGATGTATCTCGTTTCTCTAAGGAGATTCGGAGACCCAAGATTTCAGAAGAATTGGAAATGGGCAGAAACTTCTTCAAGTACTTGAGAGAGTTGTTCCCAACACAAGCCATCTTCTATAAGATTGGAAACCACGAAGAAAGGATGAGAGCCTATGTTTTGAGAAATGCTCGTGAGTTGGCAGACTTGAATGACATTAGTTTGGAATCATTGTTGCGCTTAGACGAGTACAGAATTATTCCTGTCAACAGAGAAATGATTAACTTGGGTAAACTTGTGGTATTGCATGGTCACGAATTGGGAGAATCAGTATTCTCACCAGTAAACCCTGCTCGTGGTATGTTCTTGAAAGCTAAGGCTTCTACTATTGTGGGTCACTATCATCAATCATCTCACCACTCTGAAAGTAATTTGCGCGGTGAACAAATAGGAGTTTGGTCAATGGGTTGTTTGTGTAACTTGAGTCCAGACTATCGTCCATATGCGTTTACAAAATGGGCACACGGGTTTGCCTATGTTACTGTAAATGAAGACCTTACATTTCACGTTGAAAACTTTAAGATTGTTGGTGGTAAAATTTTGTAATTATGGAAGAGTGGAAAGAAATTAAAGGCTTTGAAGGTATTTATGAAATATCTAATTTTGGCAACGTAAAAAGAGTCAAAACCCAAATGTTACTGAAACCAAGAAAACACACTAATAATTATTTGAGAGTTTGTTTGTGTAAAGATGGAACTAGAAAAGATTTTTTCATACATAGATTAGTAGTCGGTGCATTTATCGACAACACCTCAAATAAGACGGATGTTAATCATATTGATGGAGACAAAACAAATAACAATCTCACAAATCTTGAATGGTCAACAAGAAGCGAAAATCAAAAACACGCATTTGCAATCGGATTGAACCGAATCAGCGACAATCACAAAAAAACAAATGCTATTCTTAATTCGAAGCCAGTTGTTGATTTACAAACAGGTTTTTTCTATGATTCGTTGAAAGAAGCGTGCTCAGTTAATAATCGCAGCTATTCTTTTGTAAAAAAACACATCAATCACAACTCAAAAACACAAAGGTTTAAATATATTTAATATGAAAGATAACATTAACCCATCACATTACAAGCAGGGAAAAATCGAGTGCATTGATGCGCTTGAATCTGCAACAATCAACAAAAAAGGATTGGATGCAATTTGTACTGCTAACATAATTAAATACATTTGGCGTTGCGAGGAAAAGGGTGGAGTTGAAGATATGAAGAAAGCAATGTGGTATCTACAAAAGATGATTGAGCATAACACACCGAAGGAAGAATTCGTTCATCCGAGTGCAGCAAAAGAATTTCATCATCCGATATCATCTCTTGCTCCTCAAGATCCTCTTTGGTCTAAACTATGATGTTATGAAACTCTACGTTTACTGGACATACACAAGACCTGAAGATAGACTAGTTGCTACTGAAGTGTTGGAGTATGCTCGCAAAAAACCAAAACTTGATACTCCTACTTTTCATATGGGAGGATTGGGTCATAAGGAAGACTTGTTTACTCACTTCTTAGATAGAGAAGGGAAGATTCATGCTCTGAGGCCTCAGACCGAAATCCACCTAGCAATACACGGAGGAGTAAATGGTGATTTCAAATATGTAAGTAACCCCTCAGTAGCACAACTACACGCACTT